CTGGGCTGGAGCCTCTCCAGTCTACTCCGCAGTCATCCCTACGGGACTCGAACCCGTATTGCCGCCGTGAAAGGGCGATGTCCTATTCCTGTTAGACGAAGGGACGTTACCCGCATTTTTAATAAGGAATACGGAAACCTTTTAAGAGAGGTTTTATATTTTTGATAAATTGAATTTTACAATCTATCTTTTTTATTACATATATATTATATAATAAAATTTTAAAATTATCAAATTATTTTTTAATTTGAAAAGTTGCTTAAGGAAATCGAATCCTCGTTACCAAAGTCTTATGTTTAAAACTGCTTTGGTAACTCTACCAAGAACAACTATTTTTTAACGGAGGGGGAGGGACTCGAACCCTCAGTGGACTTTCGTCCATCACTGGTTTTCAAGACCAGCCCAGTACCAATTGTGGCACCCCTCCAAGATTACGCCGGTGAGAAATTGCGTCTCACACCTTCCCCCTCTCTGGGTCTGTTCACTTTACACTACGGCGTGAATATATTGCCCCGTCGGGCTATGCGTACGCTTTGCAAAGTTGCCACCCACTTTGCAGTATATTTAATCAGTTAAGCGTTTTTCCTTCTTAAACTATCAGCAGCCACTTGTGCTTCCCGAATAGGACTCGAACCTATATCTCAAAACCTTCTCATATACTCTTTGGACTCGTCCTACTTGGTACCACTTCGACAAGTCTTGGCTTAACTCCGGCGGCAGGGTTCGAACCTGCGAAATCCTGATTAACAGTCAGGCGTTGTACCACTCGACTACACCGGATTATGTGGCACTATTTGCTCTCAACCTGTGCCAAAGGTCAATTTTATTACTTTTTCTGAATGGGTTGGAACAGATTATTTATTTTCGCAGTATCCCATCAATTTGTCCCTACAGTTTTTCTTCTGCGGTCTGAGTTTCATCAGGTAGTCAGACGCCCCTAGGACCTAAGCCCTACCCTTATTCTATATTTTAATAGGCGTCACCGTGGGTTCCGGTTCCTATCTAAAGGTGGTAGAGGATTCCATCAAGGAAAACTGGACTTCTACTTCTTATTTGTTTTCTTTTTACCAAAAAATTTTTATAATATCGGATAACCATAAACGATATTTTAAATTGAATAACTGACAGGTCTATCTATTCAATTCTTTAAGTACCCAAGACATTTCCTGCTGTCCGTACTTTGGTTTTCCCTTTATTTCATAAGTTGCAACTCGTCTACTATAAAACCTGATGTGACTTTAAAGGAACAGGACTCCATTTTTTCCATGCATCTCTTATGACTTTTGATTAGGTATCTCACAATCACTTAGTTTAGCGTGTTATTAAGCAACCACGGCGTTCTTGAAGGGGAATCGAACCCCCGTCTTACAGTTATTGCTGCACGTTCTTCCAATTAGACTATCAAGAATACTTCTTACCAAAAAGTAATTACTTTTTATATCTTATATAAACATTATATCAAAAATTTTTTATATTTTCAAATAAAAGATTTTATCTTTGATAACTTCCAAGGCTTGCAGGATTATTTTTATAGCCTCAATTTTTGTACCCCTGCTACTGTTGTATCCCTTCTTTCTTTTAAGGGTCTGGTTGCGTCCAGAGCATCTCTCAAATTTCAAGAACTATAGTAGAATTTGTTAGTAATTGATAAAATATTTTATTTGTTTTCTATATAAATATTATATCATAATTTTTTTAAAAAATCAATTTATAACTTTTACCCAAAGTTTTTTAAATTTCTTTTTCTTATTTATTATACATATATTATATAATAAATTTTTATAAAAATCAAGTATTATTCATTTACATAAATAAGTAATTCTCCTGTATCTGCATTTGTATATATCGCACCTTCGCATTCATGATTATCTAATGCTAATTCTGCAATATGCCAAGGTACATCAAATATATCACCTTTATATAGTTCAGTCTCTTGTTCTGATGCATAATCATAAGTTAATATTTTAATATCTGTATCAGAACCTATATACTTTAATAAATCAATTAATTTCATTTTAATACCTCTCGCTTTCTGCTTTATATTCTTCTTCAGAAATTTCTTCCCAATAAGTATTTTCAAGAGTATCATTACGAAAATATTCTAAATCTTCTTCATCATATTCATTTTCATTATTCCATCCTGTGACAAGATATTCAAAACTATCAGCCTGACCCATAGCAAGTTCTTCCGCATAATCTGCTAATTCTTTTTCAGTTACTTCATCACCAAAAGCAACATATTCTTCAAAATCAGTTCCACAATATGGAGTGCTACCTTTAAATACATAATATTTCATTTCTTATCAACTCCTCTTTCTTTTATATAAATATAATATCAAAAAATTTTAAAATTATCAATTAATCTTTTGTAATTTCATTTAAAGTTTTCATTTGATGATAGCCATAATGAGTAAGTAACTCAATAATATTTTTAGCTCCCACAGGATTCATAGAATGAACTGCAAAGCCATTAATAGAAATTTGATTTTCTACAATAAATTTAGCTACATCATATCCAGTTTTATCTAAGCCTAAATCATGGTCAAAACTTAAATAAATCTTAGCATCAATTGGTTTATATTTTGTTAAATAATCTATTACTGATTGATAAGTTCTCAAAGTTATAAAATTAATTCCACAATTCTTGAAATATCTTTTATAATTATCTGGAATATTTCTTTCATCATCTAAATAGATAAATAATTTTTTCATTATCTTAATACCTTTCTTTTATCTTATATAAATATTATATTATATTTTTTATAAAAAATAAAAAGAAGAGCATAAACTCTTCTTTTTATTTATTTTCCAAAATATAAACACCATTTAGTTTTTGAAATATTTAGTTTCTTGGTCTTTAATTTTTTAATTTTCTTATTATTATTTACATAAATATCCATTTGTTTTTTAACTAAATCATTAGATTTTAAGTTTGGATATAATTGAACTAAAGTAATAAGACTTTCTTTATTAGCAGTTTTAATCATTATTTTTTCTTCTTGAGCCATATATTCTTTTACTAAGACATCAATAGCAGTTTCAATTTTTTCATTTTCTTGCTCATAAATAGCTATTTTTTCATCAATAACTGTTCCTTCTGCCACATCACCCATCATGCATATTCCTACTATTATACATATTACAAGAAATACACTAAATACAAAACTTAAAAAACTACCAGCTGGCGTATCAACAAATTCATTAATAGTCAATCCTATTGCTATTAATATAATAAAGATAACACAAAAAACAATTAACATATTATTCTCCCTTTTCATTATTAAATTTTAAAAACACCGGTAGATGGAGTCGAACCACTTACACCACAGGTTTTGGAGACCTGCTCTAGCCCGGCTAGGATTTAGGTTCTACCGATAGATGCGGAAATGCCCATTCCCGCATTTTATTATTATTCTATCCCAAAATAATATCTACCTTACCAGTTGCAATATATGTCGACTGTACCATATGCACAGCCAGTATCATATACTTTCGCTGGTCCAAGAGAAGTCATAAATTTAGAATACTTACTCTTAAAACTATAATTACAAGATACAACGATGTAGCCATCTTTATCTCGTATAGTTCCATCATTTGCTACATGACGACCTGGGATTTTCAAACCGCCACCCGGCAAAATGCGTTGAGAATAATATGTTTCTCTTTGACCATTATAATTTTTAACTCCCATTGATGGTGTTAAAGGATTTGAAGTAATATGGTATCTGCCATTATATTGCAATTCTACACCCTGAAAGGAAGGAATTGGTTTATATATTTTAATTTTAATTACTTTTCTAAATCCACCATCTTTAGACATAACAATTATTTTTCCTTTTCCTGCTCTTTTTGCGGTAATTGTTTTGCCTTTTACAGTTAAGATTTTTTTGCTCTTGTTTATAATTCTAATTTTTTTACAAGTTGCATTTGTAGGTTTAATTTTATTTACTTTCACCTTTTGCTTATCTCCAACTGTCATTGTCTTTTTACACTTTACTTTCATTTTTTTGACCTTAACAGTAGGTTTTTCTGTTGTGGTCTCATACTCAACTTTACTTGTTGTCATTGTTGCTATATCTGCTGCATCTACTGTTACCTTATCTTCTTTTAAAAATGTATACATTACAATAGTAAGAATTATAGTAATAATAATTGCTGATATATTAAGCATTAATTTTTTCATTTCTTTTCTTTCTCCTTTTCTTAATGCGGATGCTCGGTTAATGTATCTTTAAACGAGACCTCCGCCTATTCAAAAGAACGACAGAAAATAATTATGCCAAAATTATTCTCTTATGCAATCAAGATTCCCAAGTTGCCAGTTCGGAAATTCTCTTTATCATGTGCCAATATGATATTGCTCGCTCTTACTTCAATAAAATATTGAAGATTTGCAAAGACTATAATCTTATTTGCTACTTAAGATATTGATAATCTTCTTTACTGTCTTTATAAATGGGATAAAGTTTATAAGACTTTTAAAATATTCAGTTGTTTTTCGCCTATTGGCGAATACTCTTAGTAGGATTCGAACCTACAAAAAACAGTTTTTGAAACTGCCGCCTATGCCATTCGGCTATAAGAGTTCAATTAATAAACTTATTTTTATTTATCCAAACACAATGAGGTTCAAAAATAAGTAAAAACTATCCTGAATGGATCTGCGGGGACTCGAACCCGGGACCGACCGGTTATGAGCCGGTTGCTCTAACCAACTGAGCTACAGGTCCATTTATTTTCTTATATTATATTTTTTATAATCTTTATTCAAATAATTTTCAAGAGTACCATAAAGTTTATGATTACCTATTTCTTCAACTGGAACTCCCCACAATTCAGCTAATATTTCTTCTTCATACCAACATTCTATTGCATCTTTTTCAGTCCAATAGCTAACATAATCATTTATGTCCCAAGAATCATAAATTTTTTTATAGGCTTTTCCTTTTGGTGGTAATTTATCTATATTTCTTCTTACTTTTTTATTAGCAAGTCTCTTACTTTTTTTAGAGCTTCTCCCGCCATCTTTTATAATGGGATGTTTCTTATATGAACGACTCATAATATCACCTCTTCTTATTTAAACAAGACACAAATAATTTAGCGAAAACAGGACTTGAACCTGTGACTCCTTATAGTGCGATATAAGTGCTCTACCATCTGAGCTATTCTGCTTATTATTGCTGTACGTGTCTTAAATTTATATAAAATTTTAACAAGCAACTTTTATATAAAATGTCCTTATATTAAAAAATTCTTTTTTCTTGCTATACTGTTGATAGTATTTTTAAATTTTCTCATATCACTTTGTTTATCAAAATCCCAAAGTAATAATCCAGATTTTTCAATCCAAGTTACATTTGCATTAAAAGATAATAAATATTCTACAAAGTCTGCGGGTGATATATCTAATATTCTGCATGGAATCCACCAATTAGCTGAGCCAGCAGAAAAATTTGAAGTATCTATACAATGCCATTTTCCTGTTGGTGATTTCCATTCTTCCATTCTATAGATACTACTCATTTTAGTTACCTCCTATTTAGCTAATCCTAATTTTGCAATTAATTCACTAACATTACGTTTTTCTTCTTCAGTTGGTTCTGCTACTGTTGAAGCAGTTGCTGACTGTAATGTGTTCTGATTACTCTCAACTGCTCCTACTTTTGTTGCTCCCGGCAGAGCTACATCTTCACCCTGTTCTACATTAGTTTTTGCACATGTTAATGCTATTTTTATTTGTAGGTTTTCACCATTTTCAGTTACAGGTATTCTAATTTCTTTTCCACCATTATATAAGAAAGAACCATCAAAAGTTTCTAATAACTTTTTAGTGATAAATTCTTTTGCTTCACTTCCTCTAGCTGCCATTATAACTTTCTCCTTTTTTTTATTTTCTATAAATATTATATAATATTTTTTCAAAAATATCAATCAATATTTATAAATTCAGATTTAGACTTAATAGCATCCATCTCTTCATTTACAAGAACCAAATCATTTTCTTTTAAAGTTGAGGAAAGCTGGATATATGCATCACATAATCTGCATCTTCCGCCCTTTAGACAAGACCTGCCGCATCCTAATCTTCTTTCTCCAAAAGTAGGTAATATATGATGACCTTCTACTTCTTCTTTGAAACCTATAATATATTGGTTAAGTGGTCCAACCCATTGCTTAGATTTAGAATAAATATTCTTATATGCCTCTTGCTGATTATCTTCTCCCCAAAATTCAAAAATATCAACATAAGGCTCATAAATTTTAACATCTTCCGCTCTTATAAAAAATGATTTTATATCATTGCCATGTAAAAATTTTCTTTGACATATGTTTGGAAACACTCTAACATTTATACCATATGAATGTAAAATTGGGGCAATATCTTCTAAATAAAAACATAAACTATCTGTAATAATTACATCCGAATATCCAGTTCTTATTGCGTTCCACATTTCTTCTTCATCACTAATAAAATCTTCTACATAATAAGAAAAATCATTATCATATAATAATTGTATTACTTCTGTTTTTTTATCTAAATCATACTTCTTTAATAAAAATGTATAATTAAATTCTGGATTTTCTTCTTCTAATTGTTTAAATAATTCAATTTTATTTTCTTCTAAAAAGTTAGAACAATCATCAATTTTAATAACAATTCTTTTATCTGAATACCTATTAAAAAATCCTAATAAATCTTCATACTTTTCATCTTTTAACTCTATGATAATTTCATCAAAAGATTCTAAATCTAAACTTCTATTATATCTAACACTATATTTCATTATTTTCTCCTATAAGTAAAAGGTAGTATAGAATTTACACTACCTTTTACTAATATATTTTTATTTGTCAAGCTATTCAGCTACTTCATCAGTTTCAACTTCAGCAATGGCGTAACCCATTAATCTTCTTGAACCAACTTTTACTTCTTCCTTTGTTGCCTTTTCAGCTCTTACTAACTGAGATAATCTAGCAACTACCTTTGCCTTTGTTACATCTTCAAAAGCGTCCTGCTCCTGAATAATTTCTGTAATCTTATCAGCAGTCTGTCTTTCAGAAGTTAATACAGCCTCAATAGCATTTCTTAAGTCATCACCAATAGCCTTTGCCTTTTCAGCTCTTTCTCTAGCCTTTTCAGCTTTCTTAATAGTTGCAGCGATTTCCTTATCAATGAACTCAACCTGTGCTTCCTGCTCATCATAAGCGGCAGCTGCTAAAACTACTTCCTTAATTGCTTCTAACATTTCTTTTCTTGTTACTTTCTTTTCTGTGTTTGCCATAATACATTTCTCCTTTTCTTTAACTATATTTCTTTCTTTATCTTATATATATATATATATATTATACTAAAAATTTTTATAAATTTCAAGCTGACTTTTTATCTCAATTAAATCCCATTACAGCTTGTTGAATATATTGACATTCCTTATCAGTTAACTCTTCTTCTGTTAATCCATATTTCTCTAAAACTGGATTAATATCCTCATTAGACAAAACTCCCGCACTTTTCATTGCTTTAAACTCTTTAACTGCCTTATGAATTTTTTCTTTTCTTTTGTTATTATCAAATATATCCTCTTGGTCTAATACATATAAATCAAAAGGCATTCCCATTCCAAACATATTATATCTCCTTAATAATCATATCCGCCATTTTCTTCCCATTCTTCTTTAGAAACTTCTTCCCAATCAAAACTGCAGTTTTCATAATAGTAATCTACCTCATCTTCATCATCTAAGAAAGGCTTATATTCATCAGCATAATCACTTAACATATCATTTCCATAATCTGATACATTTTTATCCGAATAATCTGATGGAAAAGCAATAAATTCCTGTATATCGCATCCGCAATATCCATTACTAAAACTAAAACATATATATCTTTTTTTCATAATCAATTTTCTCCTTTTATCTATTATAAATTAATGTATCAAAAGTAGCTATTTTATCTAAATGATAATCAGATTTTATTTTAGTATAATCAGTTTTATCATTATAAATATCTTCTCTACTTTCATTCATCCAAACATCAAGATAATTAACAATAAAAATATTGATAAAATCTCTTATATGAGCAATATTGAAATGATGTGAATAATCTATATAAGCATCTGCAAATTTATTAGTTTTCTTATCAATAGCTCGTAACTGAACTCTTAATATTCCACCAGAGCCGTCTTCAAAAGAATAATAACTATCAGCTAATTGTCTTATTTCAAATCTTCCTCTCCAAACCTCATCTTTTATTAAAGCTTTATTCCATTTACGAACATCTCGATTCATTTTTCTTTGAAGTTTCTTTTTATATTTATATATCATAAACAACACTCCCTTTCTTTATCTTATATAAATATTATATAATATTTTTTATAAAAAAACAAAAACTGATAATTAATGGGCATTCTTTTATAATTTATCATCAATAATTTTTATATAATTAAAAGGAGAAAAATAAATGTCAAAAAAAGATTTAACAGGAATGGAATTTACATATTTTAAAGTAATAGGAAAAGATATAAAACGAAGTGATAACAAGCATGTATATTGGAAATGTAAATGTATATGTGGAAAAGAATTTTCAGAACAAAGAACTGCTATTGAAAAAGGTTTACGGAAGTCTTGTGGATGTCAAAAATCTAAATTAATTAGTCAAAAAACACTAATTGATTTACAAGGACAGCGTTTTGGAAAATTATTTGTTCTGGAAAGAGACAAAGAAGCTGAAAAAAATCATCCAAAATCTAAACAAACTTTTTGGAAGTGTCAATGTGATTGTGGCAATATTATTTCAATAGAAAAGGGTAAATTAACAAGTAAAGGTCAATCTTCTTGCGGTTGCTTAAAATCTATTGGTGAATTACATATTAATCAAATTTTATCTACTAATAATATTTCATATATAAGCCAGTATACGAATGAATTATTAAAATCAGATAAAGAAGGCTATTATAAATTTGATTTTGCTTTACTTGATGATAATAATAATATTATTCGTTTAATTGAATTTGATGGCATTCAACACACAATTAATAATAATTATTTTAAAGATGATACAATTCAAAAAAGAGACAACATTAAAAATAAATATGTCAAAGATAATAATATACCTTTAGTTCGCATTCCATATTACAAAAGAGATAATATCACTTTAGAAGATTTATTAACAGACAAATACTTGGTCTAAGTATTTGTCTGTTCCTCTGCTCTAAGTTCATCTCTAACTCTCATTAAAATCTTACCTAAAACATTTTCTTTTGGTAATTGTAAACATTTTTTACAATAACAAGAGCCAAAATGATTATCATGCCAATAATTACCTTCTACTAATTGTTCATTCTCTGTTGCTAATAATTTAGCCTGCATCCTTTTATTTTTAAATTTATTTGAAACAATTTCATACATTACTTCATCTTTTATTTCATCCCAATTGCTTTTTATTTCTACTCTTTTTCCCAATCGTTTTGCGTCATCTGGAGTGTCTGCATTTTTAATTGCCTCTCTCTGTATTGGGTTACTTGTTTTTGCAGCCTGATATGCATGTTCAGAAGTAGGATATTTTACATTATGATATTCTGTCTGACACGCATAAAAATTTGATAAAAAACTATATTTTCCTTCAAAAGATGTAATCATTATATCCAATTCCTCCTATCTTTTTCAAATTTTTCTTTCTTTTCTCTTTTTAAGTTGCGGCGTGCTGGCTTCCCGCCTTTTAACGCTTTGTATTGTTTGCATTTTTGGCACGCTTTACGAAAGGTTCCTTCATGACCTAAGTCACAACATCCTTCATATTTGTAATGTATACAAGTAATTTCTCTATCTTTTGCCATAATTATCTCCCCCTTTCTTTAAGAGTTGAAGTCACTGTAATCAAAAATAATAGGTGCTCCATTATTATATCCTATATTCGCTTCATGTAAATCATAAATACAATTATCTGTAATAAAATCAATTAATTTTTCTAATATATCACCACCGTAATAAAGGCAAACACCTCTCAACCAGTTTTCTTCTATATTGAAAAAGTTCTTTTCTTTACAAATAGTACCAGTTTTTTTATTAATCTCTTTGGAGTCATAAGTTTTATCATCTGCATTTGTATATTCTACATATTCTTGTTTGTAAATAGGATATTTATTTACTGTTCCAATAAATTCAGTTTTAGCAAAAAGAAAAGATAAACCTTCTTTTTCAGCAATTTTATAATTTTCAACTTCTTTTTCACAATAATCCCATCCATTATCAGTATCACTTCCGCTAAAGCGTTCAAATGTTAGTTTGTCATAATCTTCTGATTCAGTATCATAAATATAATGATATTCTCCTTGAAATGGAATTTTAATGACCGTTGTATTCTTCTCTTTTGAATCCCAAAATATAAATACTAATTTACTAGCTCCACAATAATGTTCATAATCTACTCCTTTAGGAATATTCAGTTTTTCAAATATTTTTTCATTTATATAATTCATTCTTCCCTGCTCATCAAGTCCTATATCTGTAAAGTCACAATCTTGAAAAATCTTTAAGAAATCATTATTAGTCATAAATAAAAACGCCTTTCTTTTTTATTTTATAATAATATTATAACAAATTTTTATAAAAAAATAAAGAAGTAGAAAATATTCTACTCCTTTATCTATAAAATTGAAATATTAATAAATACCATCTGAGTTAAGGCTAATATATCCGTTTAAAAATTCTGTTGTAGTAGTAGGGTTATATATACAAATTTTTACATAAGCATAATATGATTTAGTATCTTCAGATGGAACAATAGATTCAACCGAACAGCTAAACTGTTTATCTTGAGGGTCAAAAATAATATAATCCTCATACCTTTTCATATCATGATATTTAGGTCTTTTGCTAAGTCTTACTTTATTAGTAATGATTACATTAGGAAAATAACCATTTTCATCATAATAATTTATAAAATTTTGAGTGCGTAAATTTACTGAATGTCCCTTTTCAATAATATAACCCTCCTCTTGAACTGCAGAAAAGTCTGGTATATGCGGGTCAAAATTATCTGATTTTTTTAGTTCTATTTCGACTTCATCATCTGGCTGAGAAGCATCATTGTAAAAAAATCATTGCTTTCGCTTCCTCCTTTATCTTGCATTAAAGCCATCAAAAGTAAAGGATTACTCATATCAAATGCGGAAGTTCCCTGATTTTCTCCATTAGTCTGGTTCATTAAAAACATCATCGGAATAAGGTTCTCCTTTAAACCGCCATCGCCGCTCATTAACATAAGAGGCATAAGATTACCAAATGGATTATTTTCAGATGCAGTATTTCCTGTAAAGTCAATCATTGATACTACTTTTGTTACAAAATCAAATCCAAACATAGATTTTGTAGGAAGGATTGTTTTCTTTTCACCTGCCGCAACATCAGTAACCTGAATACCATCTTCTATTGATGTTACGAATACTGGCACACCATTATGCATAATAATATCACCTTTTTCAATGTCTTTAATAGCACAAGGCATTTTAAAAATCATACCTTTAGCATCTATATCAATTAAATCTACATTTACAATTTCATCTTTATTAGCATCATATGACACCATTTCGCCCATTTTATTTTTAATAGCGATACCTAAATGACTTAAATGTCCATCTTTAATTGCTCCAAAATCAAAATTTTTAAAAATATTCTTCATTATCTAATACCTCTTTTCTTTATATCTTTTATAATTATATTATATAATATTTTTTATTAAAATTCAATAAATTAATATCTTTTTAAGGTTTCTAATATTAATTTTGCACATTTATGACAAAGTTGTGCGTCTTTACTACTATATTTACTATTATGTTTATTTAGACCGTACCCATTCATATTAAGGTGAACATAATCGTTTTTTAAAAGTTCAGTTCCACATCTATCACAAAATCTTTTAATCATTATCTTTACTCCTCCAATCAATACGTATCTGCTCTGGACCCATTATAGTAACTTTAAAGCCATTATTTTTTAATTCTTCTGCAAACCTATCAATGAATTGAGGTGGCATACTAAATTCATCTGCTAAACGTCCATATTTAGCACACTTTATTAGAGTATCATTAGCCTCTTTTAAAAAATCATAATAATCTTTATCATTTTCAATACTAACTATTCTTCTTAATTTTTTTGCTGTAACTAAAATTGGTTCTTCTTGTTCTAATGTAGATATAATACTCATTTATATTTTACTCCTTTCTACTACCAAGAGATAGAATAAATATTCCTTTCTAGGGATTTAGGTTCAATTTGATACCCCTTTTGTTTTAATGCCTCAAACACAGCTTCACAAGTTTCTTCATATGCTTCAAAGATTAGTGAACGTTCTTGTTTCTCTGCTTTAAGCTTTATCATTTTTGATAGTTTAACTAATTCATTCCTAACTCTTGTTTGTGTATCTGCACCTAATATAGTTCTAGCCTCTTCCGCACTCATTAATACTTCATATATAGTATTTCTATTTTCCATTTTTATTCTCCTTTATATTATTCCCAATAGATACAAACAATTTCTTCATTATTAGAAATTGAATATGTTATTTCATAACCTAATTTTTGTAATATTTCTTGAATTTCTTTTGTAAAAGATATTGGTATTTGAGGTTGATAGCTGCTATAACCTTGTTTAGCCCTTTCACCTATTCCAATATTGATTTCAGTCATAACTTTTTTTAATTCTCTAGTTCTATCTTTTGCTGCGGCTGTAATTTCTTTTGCTTCTTTTGCTGGAATAATATATCCTTCCATAATTAAATCTCCTTTATAATACATCTTGAAAGTTGAGTTGTCTTTACTCCTCTAAATTCTTCAAATTTTTTCACCGTTCCAGTTAAATCAACAACAGAGCCTTTATCTAAAAATAATTCTTTCTGAGTAAACCATACCAAGCAATCTTCGCCATGATAAAAAGTATGGATATAAGTATAACCATAATTACCATTAAAACCACGAGTTGAATGATATACTACTGTTAAATTGCGGAGACGCTCACCTATTTCTCCTACATACTCAGATAAAGATGGACCTGCGGCTTCCGCAAATTTCTTATTAATAATCTGTTTTGATTTTTCAAAGAAGCAAGCCTCTTCACATTCTTCATCCCAACCATAAATTTCATCAAAAGTAATCGGAATTAATGTAAAATCTTCAGATAATTCGATTTTATTTGGAATATGCCACTTTAATATTGGATTATATTTAGCTCCTTGTTCTTTTAACCAGTCCTTAATAGCATATGTATCTTCTCCATATATACAATAAGTTACTCCGTCTGTATTAAACCCATGTTTTTCTAACCATTCTGCTTTAGTCATATTGTATCAACTCCTTTTTTTTAATACCATGAAATATGATAATACTTAAGTGCATCTTGTCTTATACTATAGCCTTCTTTTTTAAGTTTTTCCTGTAATATAGGTTCTAATGTTTCAGTTTTAATTTCCGAATAACCTCTTTTAGCTGCTTCAAATATGTCCTTTTTTATTTCTTTATATGCACTTTTAAGGGTTATTTCTCTGATTTTTTCGATATTATAGTTAGTTCTCATATTTACTCTCCTTTTATATCTTTATAAATATATTATATAATAATTTTTATATAAAATAAAAGATGAAGAGTTATTCTTCATCTTTTTTCTCATAAATACTTTATTTCTATTTTTACTATAATAAATTCACAAATTAATATCACAGCTATGAAAATTAAAACACCTATAAAAAATGGTATACTAAATAAAGCGGCAAACATAAGACCACCTAATATAGTAACTAAAATTGTTATTATTGTTAAAAGTAAGTAAATTAAAATCTTCTTAAAAGGGTGCATTTTATACACCCCCTAAAGATACTATAGCCAAACTACATGCTACATAAAGACAGGCAACCGCCGCCTTACCTTTATTACTTAGCCTATTGATTAAAGTATAAGCCGTACTAGATGATAAAGGTAACATTGCTAATTTTATATATTCAAACATAATTTATCCCTCCTTACTCAAATAAAAAATCATAATCGTGTAAAGCCATTTCTATTTCAGCAATAGATAACTCAAAATGAGGGTGAGATGGAAAGAAAAATTCTTTCATCTCTTCTACTTCATCACAAGTTATAGATGCTCTATATTCACTTCCCATAACTAATGCTGCTAAAGTTTCTACATCAGTATAGTCTGTATGATTATACTAGTCTGTTATTCTTCTGTCTATTGTTGTATTATCCATAAAAATTTGCTCAAATTCAAAAGCGTCAACTACTGTCTTGAAAACTTCTTCATATAATTTCTTATTCATAATCATATAAAACACCTCTTTAATCTTTATTAGCAGTTTTATCTTTTTGATAAAACTGCTTTTTTTTACTTTCTATATATATTATATAATATTTTTTTATAATTATCAATAATCTTTTGATTCATTGGTAATAGCAATTTCAGTGATAACTGCATTTTCTTTATCTTTGTCAGTTATAATTTCTTCTCCATCCCGTGGCTTAACTATACCACGTTTAACCGTGTTAAACTGATAAGTTATTTTTTCTACATTAAGTTTAAAATTATTATCATTTATATCAAAGTAAAAATCATCAGTAGAAAATATTGCTTCACCAATAAGATACCCCAATTCATCTGTAAGTGATAATTTTACCTCTTCCGCTTTCACTTTAGAAGGAACAAATGGTACTTTAAAACTATGACATTCTTTATTCTTTTGCGTATAACGTATATAAAAATAAATTGTTTTATTACCTTTATCAATGTTTAAATCTTCTATTGCTTCTTCAAAAGACCAACCTTGCTGAAGTTCATAAGCTATCGCTCTTAAAGTATCATAGTTTGTTTTAATTGCAGTTGCTCGCTTTACTACTTTTGGTATCTCGCCCCAATATTTTTCATCTAATTTATCTTTTAAATATTTTACAATATCCTCTGATGTAGGATATTTAAAACAAATATGATAATGAAATCTTCCCGGTCTATTTACTAAGAATGAACTAAGGTTATCTAAATTATTACAAGTAATTACAAATAACTTTTTATTACGAGAAGTTCCGTCAAAAAGTGATAATAAATCATTTTGTTCATAAGGAGAACTAAAAGTTTTATCAAATTCATCAAATAAAATCATACATTCAGTAGGAATACTATCAATATAATCACCTAAATTTGGACTAGCTTCATTAACATAAATAACTGGTAATCCCATATCAATCACCGCATTTGTTAATAATTTAGTGAATAAAGATTTACCAATACCTTTATCGCCACTTAATAATACTCCTTCGCTTCTATTGAAATTACAAAATGTATTTAATACTTTTTCAACTTTCTTTGTATGAACACCATAAATTTTTTCTTTAATGTTGTTCTTATCCGCAATATATAATAATTGATGTCCTGATTGAGGGTTAAAAGTTACCTTATAGATTCCCGCAGGTAAAGACTGATGTGTCTGTATACTTGAATCATATAAATCATATTTAGTTCCAGTTTGTATAATAGTTGCCATATTTATTCACTCCTTTTCATATCTTATATAAATATTATATAATAAAATTTATAAAAAATAAATGAAGTGACTTTAAAGGCGGCGATGATGTATTTATACTTGATAATTCTCTAAAATTTTGATATAATATTATTATAAATAAGGAAAGGATAAAATTATGATAGTTAAATGTGATATGATGAATTGTCCATGGAATATTAATACAGATTGTAGTAAACCTTTAGTGCCAATTAAAAGTGGACAATGTATATTTTTTAATCAGGTAGCGTATGGATACATGATGCCTGTTGATGATAGATTAAAACAAAAGCCAACTATAGTGGAGGTAGATTATGACGAGTGCGGAAGTGGCGATAAAACTGAATGTGAGCGAGAATTATGTGAGGAAGCACTTCAAGAGACTCCAAGAGAGTCTGAAAAGGCGGGGGATTCTACTAGTGAAGATAGGGAGGGGGCCTGACGCAATATATAAACTAGGTAGTATAGAAAGCACTTTATTAGAATAGTGAAAATTTGGATGATTTTTGACTCTTGATAAGAAATCAAGTAAAAACGTTACGAGTTTTAATAAAAATGCTAAGAATCGTATAATAATGCGGATGTTCTTGGTTAATGGCAACATAAAGGCAGCCTTCCCGCATTATTAATAAGAATGGTGTAGTTTATTAACATTTTTTATTAACATTTTGTTAAATGGTGTAGTTTATTAACATTTTTTGCTAACATTTTTTAATAAAGTGTTTAAAAGTTAATAAAGATTGGGTAAAAGTTAAAAAATATATTTGGACTATTTTTATATAAAGGTGAAAGGAGAATATTTATATGAAAATAGAAAAAAATTCAAGACAAATGCCTAGCGATAAGCATTACCTTGCTAGTAAAACTTATTCAGACAGAATGTACGGTTATTTGCAATCTATTTCTGTAACTTTTCCAGATATGGAAGCTAGATTTGTAAAAAAGGAAGATTGTAAATTTGTTAATCTTGCAGAAGAATTAGGAATAACAAGACAAACTGCATCAAAAAATTTTCATAATTTATTAGATAGCGGTCTTATTATTTATAATGAAGAAGTAAAAATGTATGAATTAGTTGTATTAGATAGTAATATCGCTACTTTATTACCTATTAATACTGTTAGGGTTTTGGTTAATACGTTAAAAAAGAGAAGTTTATCTGTATTAGCAATTTTGATTAAGATATGGTATAAGAATGAAGAAAGACCTGGACCTTTTTCTTTAAGTTATATTAAAGCTATATTAGGTTTAAGTACTAAAGATAAGGGGGCTAGTAATCAAACTATATTAGATATACTTTTTGTTTTAAATAAGTTAGATTTAATAGAATATCATACTAAAATGGAAGGTAATAAAACAAAGTATTATTTAGATAGTGTTAATAATACTTTAAATTTTAATGAAGAAGAAGTTAAAGCAAAAATCTCTTAGTAAAATGTTAAAAAAGTATACCAAAAAATTTTAAATAAATGTTAAAAAAGTATACCAACTTTGCTTAAGTGATTGTTAAAAAAGTATACCAAGTTTAATTAAAAATGTTAATAAAGTATTACCCTTAATAATAGTAATAGATTTTTTGAAGAATAGAGGCTATTAAAAAATAGTATAAACGGTTAATTTCAAATCTTAGCTTCGCTTCGCTCAGCTGATTTGAAATTAACCTTATGAGAATTTTGGGCTTAATGGCGGAAGGAAGACAAGATTATGAATAAAAAACATAGAATAGTTTATAGAATGGATTATGCTTTAATTTTACAAGAAAAAGGTCATAAAGTTGCGGGAGTGATGCCAAATCCGCAAAAGCCGGAGTATAATACATGGATTTTTGAATGTGATGATACTTTAGAAGATGATTTAAAGTTATTAATAAAGCAAAATAGGAGTTTAAAATATGAATAAAAAAGAAAGTTTAGTTAAAAATTTGCGAAAAAGTCAAATGGAAGCAACTGCCGCAGAGCAAGAAGCTAGGAGACAGAAAAAAGAATTACAAATGAAATTGGAAAAAATTTTAGAAGATTTAGATAAAGTAGCGGGGGGTAGTGATGAGAAGGAAACTACAAAAAATTGATTTGGACCAAATGGAACAGCAAGTTTTTAAATGGAAATGTGATAAGGGTATAGTTTTTGTTAATGGAGTGTTAGTGAGAGAGATATTTATAAGAGAAAATAGTAGGACAATTTGGGAGAAAAGAAAGAATAAAAGAGTGAGAGGGTTGAGAAGAGCGATGGAAATTTATGAAGATAGTAGATGTCAGGAGTAAAAGAATTTTTTATAGTAATATGATAGGGTAAAAATTAAATTGGATAAAAGTAAGTAGAATGGATAAAAATAGGTAAAATAAGGTAAATAAAGAAATGAGTGAAAATAAGTAAGTAAGGTTGAATGAATATAAATAAAATTAAGTAGAATTAAATAAAATTTAAGTAAAAGTTGAATAAGATTGAGTGAAATTAAATAGAATTAAGTAAGATTAAGTGAAATTAAGGAGAGTGGGTGGCACGGGACCCGACCTATATCATATTCATCTTCTTTCGTTACCGCTACCCTCATCGCCATCCGCATATATAAACATAAAAAAAAGAACTCTATTTCTAGAGTTCTTAATTCTTTAGCTCTTGATATAATAAATTATATTTTGTAATCTATTAATCATTTAAGTGCTTTAAGAAGCCATTGATTACCGCATCAATATCTTCAGGTTCATTATTTTCATTTCTTCTTCTTACTCTTGGTTTTTCAGCAGAAGCAAATCCAACCTTTGGAATAAAATCGCCTGATGCTCTTTCTTCTTTCATAGCTTCAACAAAACATTTAGTCATAGTATCCATCATAGGGTCTTTCGCAAAGTCATTTCTTTCCGCTTCAGTAATAACACCTTCTCTTACCAAAATGTTTTCAAGAGATGTCATCATATCACAAATGTCTTTCTTATTCTCTGCATGTCTATTGTTATTGTCACGTGCGGCAATCTGTTCATCAATAACTGCCATAATTTCTGCTCTTGTTGCACCTTCTGCTATCATAGTTGAAATATCTTTTACCATTTTTATTACCTCTTATTTCTTTCTTTATCTTATATATATATTATACTAAAAATTTTTATAAAATTCAATTAGGAAGAGTGGACTGAATTTTGTTATATTATTGTGCTATTGATTTGGCGGAAAATGTTAGAATATAGATTTTATGAATAAGACTTAGAGTAAGCAAAAGTGCTAAAAATTTTTAGGCTTAAATTGTTAGGTTGCATTCTTGAAAAAATAAACACTGAAAAATGGAGTGAGAGAAAAAGTTTTTGCTATATTATTCTATTGATAAATGGGCAGGAAATGTTAGAAGTATAGGTTTATGGAAAAGACATTAGAAATATTATAACAAGGCGGAGAAAGGCAGCGGGAATATTTTAGTCTTTTTTTATTATTATATCATAAATTTTTATAAAAATCAAATTAAAAATAGAGGGTTCAAAACACTCAGAATTGGTGACCATATGCGGAGATGCTGGTAAAGAATTTCGGGACGCGGCAGAAAAAAATATACAAGTTCAAACACTCAGAAAAATTCGCCATATAGAGTATGGGACTGGGACTCGGAGCCTGTCGCTCGCTCAGGCTCCGACAATTATAGCACATTTATTACTATTTGTCAATAGTAATTTTTCACAAAAAAATACACAAAAACTGTATTTTTTCAACAATTTTTGTGCATTTTTACTAATTTTTTTATATTTTTTAAACAATTTGGGCAAAAAGGGGAAGGAGATTGCCCCCCCTTTTCGCCCTTTTATACTACTTTTCAGTGATTTCTACACCTTTTACAGCGAAAAATGACTTTTTCTTAATGATTTTTTTCTGGATTCGCTCATTTTCATACATTTTCTTGCAAAGAGCAGATAATTTCTGATTTGAATAAGCATTTAATTCATCAGTTTTCATCATTTCTGTAATTGTCATTCCAACACCGGCATTTTCAAGAACTGAATAGATAGTTTCCATAATTTTCTCATTTTCAATCTGTGTCTTTGTTGGTTTATCTGAACCACTTCTCTTATTGTTTAAGAGTTCAATTTCGTGTTCGCAGAAAGTAATAATTTCTTCTTTGGTTGCAACTCTTTCTTTGCCCTCTGCCATTTTCATAATTTCTTCATACATTGCTCTTTTAGTTCTCTTTATCATCTTTTCCATATTAAAACACCTCTTTCTTTCTTTACTTTACATAGTAATTATAACATTTATTTACTTTTTTGTCAAGCACTTTTTTTCTTTCTTTTTCATATTCTCTATGCAATTTTAATACATCGTGTTTCCAATGAGTTTCTTTAGTCCACATAATATTCTCCTTTCTCTGGTGATAGACCTTTACAAGAACCCAATCTTTTGTTAAGCCCTTGTAAAGAACTCTATCTCTTATCTATGTATATAGTATAGCATAATATTTTAATAATTACAATTAGTAAAATTTCACAATTTTGGGAAAAAATTTTTGTGCAAAATTACTATTGACATTGGAGTGAAAAAGTGATATAATAAAATATTACCCAAACACGCAGCGTTTCAACCGGAAACGCTGCGATGAGTCCTGTCAAGGTCACATATTGTATGTGACCTAGGCGACCTATAGTATGTGACATGTCACATATTGCAGTATGTAACCTTGTGTGTAACATATCACATATTATAATATGTAACATACCGTGTGATATATCACATATTGTATTTAGGCAAAAGTCACTAATACCGGCTCCCCCGCACTTATACAATATGTAACATTGAAAAAAATAAAAAATGCAAGTAGTATTAAATACTACTTGCACTCGTTGTCATTACTTCTTTTTACGATGTTTGATTAATTTAATCGTGTAATCATTACCACCTTTTGTAAAATGTAACTCAACTTCATTCTTGCGTTCTACATTGTCACTAATTGTCTGTAGTGTTGGAATTATTAAATTTAAAATTTCAAGTTTTTCTGTATCAATCTTACGCTCTCTTTCAGTGGGTTTGCGTTTTTTTGTTAGGTCTTTCTCATACCTGCGTTTTAAGGCTTTAGCCTTATTTTCCATTTCTGCCATTTCTTCATTACAATAGTCTGAATTATCTTCTTCCCATAGTTGAGTGGCTTCTTCCAATGTTAAAGAATGACGTTCCATTAAACCTTTAATTTCTTTGGCTTTTTCTTCTGCCTTAGTCATTTTTTATCAACTCCTCTTTTAAGATTTTAAGGGGATAACCTTTTGGCTATCCCCATAGCCTTTAGGCAATTTTGAAATATGAAACTTTTTTCACTTTTGTATTTACCACTTTGTGTTCATTTACTAACTGATGACATAAAACTGAAAGTTTCTGATTAGAATAATTTTCTAAACCGTTAGCAGTCATTAATTCAGAGATTGTCATAACTTCGTTTACATCTGTTAAAACTTCAAGAATTTTTTCTTTGATTTTCTCATTTTCAATCTGCGTTTTTGTAGGCTTTGAATTGCTACGTTTCTTGTTAAGCAACTCAATTTCTCTTTCAATGAAAGCCTTAAATTCTTCATAATTCTCAATACTGTCTTTGTGATTTTCAAGCACTCCTAAAAGTCCGTTAAAATAATCTCTCCTTGTCATTTTTTTGTTTGTCATAATACATTACCTCTTTTCTTAATTTTTTTATTTGGTGGGTTGCAACTCCATTCCCTTGACACTATCTATTATAGCACTTTGAAATGGAATTGCAACCCTTTTTATTAATTTTTTTTATTTTTTTTAAAAGTTTGCATTTTCAAGTTTTTCAAGTTCTTTCAAAATCTTCTTCCAATATGCACCACCTTTTTCAAAACCGTTATTATTTTCAATGTAGTTTAATAACAATTCGTATAATGGCTCAACATATTTATGGTTCGTGTCTATTGCATAATCTATAGTTGAACCTAAATCCCTAAACGGAAACGCATACAATGTAGGCTCAATTTTGCCTTTTTTCAAGGCTTTTGTTAAAATCTGGCTTTCAATTAGTGCGTCCGATAAAGCAGTGTGGTCCTCGATAAAATCATAGTTTTTCATTAAATACTGAAATGACGTTTCGGCTGATGATTTGAAAAATACTACACTGTTTGTCACATAACCTCTATCAAGACAAAAATTTCTGTATTTGTTGATATTTATTAAACGTTCACAAGCAATGCACCACAAGTCTGCTATAGGGTACTGCACGCCCCTTAATTCAAAATATGGGTTTAAATATTCTTCATTTTTAGCATTGTTACAATTATTAAGAATATCTTCACAACTCTTTTTCTGTCTATCTTCCCATTTCTGATAGTCACTTGAATATAAAGCCTTGATATAACGTTCAGTAAATGGTATTGCCTTTTTAAAATCAAAACACGCATTGTAGGCAGTTGAAATATCAACTTTTTCAAGGTCTGCGATGAATAACTTCATAATGTTATTCCAGCAATCAACTTTAATCTCGCCTTTTTTCAACAGTTCCATATAAATAGGTCTTTTATCTCTGTAATAAGCAGTATTGAAAATATTAGGAACAAAGAACGTTTCCTGAACTAAAAAGTTTTCTGTTTTTACGATATTGCCTTGTCTGTCGGTAATGCTCCAACCAATGTCATATACCAAAGGTTTAGCAATCGCAATTTTCTGTTTTTGATTAGCATTTTTGCAAATCTGATTTGCAAATGGAATTGTTGCCGTTTCGGTGTCTACTGTTAAATAAAATTTCTTGTTCATTTTGTTACCTCTCTTTATTAAATTATAAATGTATGTTGCCAAAAGTGGAGTTGCAATCCCTTGTGTCTTTTGACAATATTAATATTATCATATCTTACAAGGAATTGCAAGCACTTTTTTAATTTTTTTAAAATTTTTTATTAATTTCTGTAATATTGTATTTTACTTTATATTCTTTCAATATGTTTTCAATAATAGAACTATCCTTTTGATTTTCACTAAAAACATCAATATTGTAATAAGTCTGTTTTTTGTACTGAACGGGGTTCATTATATAAGAAATACTAAATTTCTCTAATTTTTCTACTAATGTATTATCTTTTGTAGTAACGGATATTTTCCATAAACAGTCTTTTTTAGTTTTTTCTAATAGCCACATTGAAACGTACACCCCTATTATATTAGTAATAATAGTTACTGTAACGGTAGTTATTAAGTCTAAACTCGCCAACTGTTTTACTACAATAGCATAAAAGCCATAAGTTATTGCATTAATAATGGTTGCCACACCTTTTGACGCTTTAACTGTTAAAATGGTTTTTAATGTAGATAACATTACATTGATTAAACTACAAATAAAAAAAATAATAGTTGCGATTTGAATTGTCATATTACAATTACCTCTCTTTCATATAAAATTTTAAATGTGCAACGTGCTTTCCTTAAGCACAATATAAATAATAATTCTATTTGAAAAATTTTTCAACCCCTAGAAATAATTTTGTTACATTTTTACAAAATTTTTTATTTATTTTTGTGTAAAATAGAGAAATTTTCAGCAATGTTACGAAAATGCGGGAGTCCGTTCAAAGATTTTTGTGCAAGTTTCACAAAAATAAAATTCAGCATTTTGCACAAAATTTTATCCAGAAAATTCGGGATTTTTGTACAATTTTACTATTGACAAACACTTCAAAAAATGTTATAATGAAATGGGGTGCCCTGCGAAAACGGGTAGGGTCGACTAACTTCGGTTAGCCTCAACTAACCGCACGTATGTTCGGACATTAAAAAACATCAATCAATTTGATGTTTTTTATGGGATAAAATAAGTCAAGGTTCTTGATGTTTTTTAATCAGTTTAAAACCCGAACGTATGTTCGGCTTGACAACTCGGCTCGTCTCAACCATCGACGAGCCGACAAATATCTGAAATATATAAGTTTATAAAACCCCCCATTTCATTATAGCACAACCGCCGCACTTTGTCAAGTAGTAATTTTGCACAAAAAAGCAAGTCACATTTTGTGCAACTTGCCTATTGACTTTTGATTATTCTCTATTTAACCTTTTTACAGCTCTAGTCACTGCATCTAATTGAGAGGTTAAACTCGACACTCTATTTTTAACCCATTCAAAACATTCTGCTTTTGCTACATCAGTTTCCATTTCTTCCCACGCAATCTCAAATGATTCCATATCCCTTAATGTGACTAAATATACCTTTTTACGAATAGGCTCATCAAGATAAATTTTATAATAATCTTGTGAATTTAGTCCTACAAATGTACCTAATCTGCCATTACTTTTTAAATGCTTATCTACTATTTTTACTCTTGTACCTTTTTTTAACATATTATCACCCCTCTATCTTTGTACTGATATAATTTGGAATTTACCATATATTATATTAATTGGTTTTTCATAATCTTTCTTTTGTAATGTAAAAGTTTTGCCAGTTTCAATATTAAAAATTTGAGATTCTCCATCTGCAATCATATAGATTTTTGTTGGTTCATCTTTAAAAACAAAAGTATCTCCATCAGTTAAGCCCTCTCCGTGGATTGTCAAGTCTTCATTATTTTCTAATATACTCTTAAAATTTACTTCCATATTATTTTACCTCTCTTTCATTTGATATAATTATTATAACATAGGGGAGGGGTTTTTGTCAACCCCTCAACAACATATTTTTTACTTTTGTATCTAAATTATCATTTATAAAATCACAATATTCTTTGGCAGTGAGTAGCTTCTTAAGAATATCTAGACTTATATCTTCACATTCTTCATACTCAATTTTAAACTCTATAGGAACAAAATTCTTTTCTGTAATTTTAAAATAAGAACGTTCCATTAATGAATATTTAGGTGCGTGATAAATATTAATATAAGGCTTATTTCTAAATAAAGTATAATCAATTTCTGCATTGTAAATTTCATCTGTTTCTACATATCTTAATGTGTCTTTAAAATTGTCATACTGTATTATTTTAACTGTAATTTCTTTTTCCTCTTGATAGGATAAGTGTTTAAAAATTGAAGTTCTATGCCACTCTTTTTCTCCTATTGCTCTTACATAAGTTTGTCTGTCAAATACTTTTCTCATATTATTTACTTCCTTTCCTTTATCTTATGTATATATTATACATCAAAACTAAATAATTGTCAATAGTTTTTATAAAAAAGATAGCAGAAACTAAAGGTAAAAAGGAAAGGGTGTTTCTGCTATCGGGATTTGTCTATTTTATTTATTTATGTATAAATCATAATTTTTTCTATTTTTCCATAAAGTTTTGAATATCTGCCAAAGTCCTACGTATAAATCGTGTGTATCGAGGTCTACCATATTATATTTCTTATTTCTTATAACTAAAGTAAATCTTTTTTTCATTTATATATCCTCTCTTTCTGTTGATACATATATTATATCATATAAAGGGGGCTGTGTCAACTGTTTATTTTAGGAAACTTTATTTTTTCTTTATTTCTGAATTTTCATTTAAAAAACCTTGCTTTATGGGTGCTATGGAGTGAACCGAGCCACCAACGACCATTTTCGGTAGCTCCCTAATTACTTTAGGAATGTTTGCAAAGCCTTAAACATAAATCAGCATTTTCTTGTGATTTAATATCTTCATCTTCTGCAAAACCTTTCATTGCGGCGGTGAGTAATTCTTTGACGGAAACAAATTCGCCAATGAGTGCCATCGCCGCAATTTCATTAAGATTTTGTGACATTGGTTTACTCCTTTCATATATTTTATTGTCTTTAGTTTTTCATACTCTTGATATATATAATAAAATTACATATTCATTATTTTATCTATGATTTCTTCATTAGTTTCGCCATTTTTAACCATTTCAATTTCTTCTTCTGTAAAGATACCAGCTTTTTCTAATGAGCCAACTAATGCTTTAGTAATATCATCAAGACTTTCTTCTGGTTGCAAATCAAAAATTTGGCATAATGCACCAACTGTCTTAATTGCAACCTCATTGTCAACATTTGTCATATTTGCTACTACATCTATTGCTGTGCTATACTGTAAATAATTCATTTTATTCATATCTAATACCTCTTTCTTTATCTTATACATATATTATATAATAATTTTTTTATTTTGTCAACCCTATACGGCATTTCCTTTACTTATTTTTCAATGCCGTATAAGGGATATTTATCATTCTAATATTCAGATTCTAAAAGCCTATAAAGTGCTTTTATAATATCACTTTTTGCGTTAATGGTCGCACCTAAATGCCAACCTTTTAAGACCTTTTCATTATCATCAACTAAAATCTGAAACCCACCTAATTTTCTAGTGCAATCGGCTTTTGTTGTACCATACTGCACTAAATGAACTTCATCATAAGGAAAACCCCTTGTTATTAGCCAGTCTTTTTTTGCTTTTCTGACTTTACTTTTGTATTCTTTTGAACTATCTTTTGATAACCAACTTGTTACAACTATCCTATAGCCAACTTTTTTCAAAGCCATTAAAACTTTATATAATTCACGCATATCAACCAAAGGTTTACAACCTGAATATGGCGTTTCATCTTCATCCCTTAATGCTTTTAACCAATTTGGATAACCATATAAGTCTGCTATTGTACCATCCATATCAAAAACTATAACTTTCATATTAAAACCTCTTTTCTACCTACCCCTTTTTCAAGGGGTAGGATTTTATTTTATAACCAATTTTCAATATTTTCGCCCATTTTTCTTAAAGTTTCAAATAATTCTTCTTTAAAAAAGTCATCAGTTGCAAGTCCCTTATTAATAATCTCTATAAGTTTTTCGCATATATCTGTATTATTGACTATTGTTTTAAAATCTTTAGCCATACCAAACACTTCAAGCCAAGCGTCATATATATTATCATTTGCACTGACTGCGATTACACAACTTATTATTTCTATTTTTTCAACTGTAATTGTTCTCATATTAAACCTCCTACCCAGCCTCATATAGAGGCTAGGATTTTATCTTTATTTTATTATTTTGCTACCCATACATATTCATCATTTTCTTCAATGTCTTCAATTTCACTACTACTAACAGTGAGGGTTGAAATATTTTTGTTAGGTATTGGTTCATCTAATGAACAAATAGGTTCAAATCCCATATGTTCTATTTCTCCATCATCAACTTCTTCCCACACCTTTCTCTGATAACATAAGAAACACTTATCGGGTTCGTCAATATGCTCGCCTATTATCTCAAGGCAGACTATCTCCCTGTAATATGGATTGTCTTTTTCAATTGAATATTTTTTGTTCATAACGTTTTACCTTCCCACCCCCTAGTGGGGTGTTCCTTTCTTTATCTTATGTATACATTATACAGCTTTTTTTCGGTTTTGTCTATAGTTTTTACAAAAGTTTTTTAACTTTAGCAATTTGCATAAAACAAGATAAAATCCATAGTAAAATTTTGTTAATATTTACCATTGACTTTTAAAATCAATGGTAAATATTAACAAAAATTCAGCATCTTTTTTATGCAAATTTTCTCAGGATTTTTTCAAAAAAACTCTTGACAGACTTTTTGAAATATGATATACTTGAATGGGGTGCCCTTGCGAATTCGGGGTGAACACCTGTTCGAACGATGTTCACCTTCTTTTAAAATAATAAAAAAAGGGGGTTGCCCCCTTTTTTTTATTACTTAAGATTATTTTCTTTTATGATGTTTTCACATCTAGCCTTTAGGCTTTCGAATGTGTCACCTTTTTTATAGTAGTCTAAATTCCAATAACCTATATGAATAAGATAAGCTTCATTTTTTGCTTCTAAACAAGCCTCAATTGCTTTATCTAAACTCTTGTATTCAATTCCATTATTTTCAAATTCCTCTGTATCTTGTACAAAAAATCTCATTTTACTTTACCCTCAGCACCTTTGGTACTGTCCTTTCCTTTACTTTATACTTAGATTATACACCCTTTTTTTGGTTTTGTCTATAGTGTTTGATAATTTTAGCAATTTGCACAAAATGTTAGAATTAAAACAAAAAAATTTTGTTACTATTTACTATTGACTTTTAAAATCAATAGTAAAATTGCACAAAAATACAAAGTAAATTTTGTATATTTTTTTGGGAGTTTTTTTAAATAAAACTATTGACAGATTCTTGAAAATATGTTATACTTAAGTGGGATGCCCCTAAAAACGGGGCAAACACCTGTTTGGTCGGTGTCCACTTTAAATCTAGAAAAAGAAAAAGGCGTTTTCGCCTTTTTACAACTCCTCAAGATAATATCTTTCAAAGTCTTTAGCTTTACAATCAAAATGTCTATGTACAAAAGTTTTATTAGTTTCTGTATCTCTAAAATAAGAGTTACATACCTTTATTTTAAAACTTTCATATATACAACTATCTATGGAGTTAGGCATTTCTATACCCTCATAATCTTCTCCATTAACCATTCCAATATAATAAGTTACTTCTTCAACGCTCATATCTATAAATTTTAACATCTTTAAATACCTTTACTACCTTAGTAGTCCTTTCTCTTAACTTAATTATAGTATACTATTATTGTTATATTTTGTCAAGTATTTTTCCTTGATTATTTTTAACTAGTTTCCGGTACTTTTCTTGATGTTTTTTTAACCAGTTTTATTTCAGGATTTTTAAAATTTTTTTAAAAAATTTTAAAAAAAGTCTTGACAGCACCACATACTATGTGGTATAATATTTCGGACCCGGACGAACGTTCGGGTTGATTATTTTATTTTTCTACCTAACACATCAAAATTATCATAGTATCTGTAAAGACTTTTTACTTTATGAATAGGAGTTTGTGAACCGTCATAAGCAACCCAAACGCATTTTAACTTTGCCCCACACCTCTCTATTTCTTCTTTAATAACTTGTGCAGTCTTACCACTGAAATAGCTATCATCAATAAAAACATAATCTTTGTTAGCGTCAATAAAAGGTGATAAGTCTAAAACTTCTTTATTCTTGCGAAGTCCCCCTTGTACGATTATGTCAATCGGAAATCCATAATTGTGTAGACACAGACCAATTTCTCCACTAGCAATGACTTCCGCATTTTCATTCTTTGCTTTGTAAAATAATTCTTCTAATAATTGTTTATCAAACTTAATTTGTTTGTCTAATTCATCAAAGAATATTTCTCCACTAATGAATTTCTCTAAACAATTATTTACTTTGTCAAAGATTTTATTCATTACTGCCCTCTTTCTATTTATAACATAGCCTTACCATTTAGGTAAGGCTTTTATTTTATCATTTTTACTATTTCAATTTTACATTTAAAATTTCATCATCTTTAATTGTGTTATCTGTATGATTAGTATACATTTCAAGCACTACTTCATCGCCTACCTTAAAGCCATCGCCCTCAAAAGCGAATAGATTGCCTTGCTTATCTTTAGTGATAATATTGTCATTTTTACACTCTGTCACTGTTGCTAGTCTGTTGTAATGTGTTTCAATGTAATCAATAGCACCCATTGAACCATACAATACAATAGCAATTAATAAACAAATGCACCCATTAATCACACACTCTTTTCTCTTACTTCTTCTGTTCTGTCTTGTTCTACTCATAACCTTATTACCTCTCTTTCCTTTTTGAGTATACCTTATTTTATCATACATTTTTGAAACTGTCAACTATTATTTTTAGGGTAAACCCTTACTTTTAACTTTGTAAAACCGTTACTCTTTAATGCCCACCAAGTAGTATGTTTTTCTGCACACATTTTAGTAATTGCTCTTTGTTGATATTTATGTTTATTCTCGTTGTACTGTTGCACACTGTCAACCTTTATTAAAGTAGTTACTGGTTTGTATTTGCCTGTTGTACTAAATAGTGTAAATTGTAAAGTTATCATAGTGTTGTCACTCCTCTCTATTCCTTTTCTTTTCTTTTATTATAATACTTCTTGTGGTTCTTGTCAACGTGATGTAATGTATTGCTCTGTCCTTGAGTCCTTAACCTTAGTCTTAGAACCAAACCTTTAGCTTTGTCAATAGGTAAATTGCACAAAAATAGTCCAAAGTTCCTGATACTTTTTGTGCAAAGTGCTAGAAATTGGTAAAATTGCACTCAAACTGTTTTGTGCAATTTGTACAAATTACACAAGATTGAAACGTTTTTATCCCCACATTTTTGTGCAATTTGCCTATTGACAAACGTATGTTCTTTGTGGGAATTGTGCATATTGCACAAATAAAAACGTTTCAATTCAAAAATTTTTGTGCAATTTTACCTATGGTAAAGACGGCCCGTGGACAGGAACAAGGAACAATGTCCACGGCCCGACGCAATAGCTATATATAGCCTTTGTTCTTTTTTTCTAAATAGTATATATAAATATTATTATCATATTATATTATTTATATACTTATTTATATACAACCATCAAAACTTATATTATCTATCTCTATATCACCATCTTATCTATCAAGAGATAAAGATATAAAGAAAGTGCGGGGTGACCATCCCATTCTAACTGCCATAAAGCCTTGCTACTACGCAGACGTACCAAAAATATTTTTCTCATTTGAAAACTGACAGAAAAAACTTTATCTCTTATTTAACTATTGATGGGGGGTGTATTTCGGGAGAAAAAATATTTGATTTTAGAAAAATGATATTGCCTCGTCAAAACTTTCTCCAAAAGTATTTTTAAATTCTTAACACGGATTTTTTTCACATATCCCAAAAATAGGGCAATCAAATCTGCATTGATGGTCTTCTTCATATTTACATATAGGAATATTCAAGTTTACTTCTGCTCCATATTTTTCAAAATTGTCTTTATTTCTATTATAATATTCAAGAGCGTATATTCCACTATCACATTCTAATAAAAAATTATAAACTTTTTCTAAATGCTCTTTTTCTATTTTTTGTCTATATGTTTCACTTATTGCTTCAAACGCTATTTTCTCCCCATTTACCGTAAACCAATTTAATCTTTCTTTTTGTACATCAGTGGCTTTTTCCCAAGAAACAGTAATTCTTGGGGGTGTTGGATAAGGGTTCTCTAGTTCTGCTACAAAAATAGCGGCATTTGCTCCACTTAAAGCCATTAGTCCACTCCTTTCAAATAAACTGTTTCTTCCATTCCATTCGCACAAAATACAACAAAATTCATATTTTTATTAACTTTATAATATCTTTTCTCAATATAAGTTTTATTACCCGTTTTAATATTTCCATTATCTATATCAATTCTTCCCATAGCTCCATCTTCACCCTCATAATACAATTTATTATCATCAATATAATATTTACTTATATTATATTCTTCAATTTTAGTTGTTGTTGTAGGTACTACCGCCAATCCAATAGCAATAGAAAGGAGTAATCCAAAGAAAAGTCCTGTAAACGAACCTATTATTGTACCAAAATTCTTCATATAATCTTCATCTTGTAGCCATCTAAAAAACATAGCTCCTACCATCATACATATAAGCATTACTAGCATAATTATTCTCCTTTCTCATAAATAATATATTTAGTTGTTTTCCAATCAGCACCAAGAAAAAGACAGCTATAATTTTTTAAAGCCCCTTGATAAGTTTCTTTAACTAAAATATTTTCTCCTTCCGCCATATCTTGTTTCTTAACAATAGAAAAATCAGTATAACTATCATCTTCAGTCGCCGCAGTAATATAAACATTTTCTTTGCTATAAGCGAATAATTTTCCATGTGAAATATAATAATTTACATTTTTATAAGTTTCTGTTTTTACTTTCGTTTGTGTTAATGAAGCAGTACAAAGACCTATAAATCCAGAAATAAATATAGATGCAATTCCAGTTATAAAAATTATAAAAAGAGTGTCTAAAGATTCTACTTTTTTAAAATGACAAATACCCCAAGCTACTACACATACTATAATAATTAAAGCCATAAATATCTCCTTTATTTTTAATTTATATTATTTTCTTTATATAAATATAATATAATAAATTTTTTATAAAATCAAATTAAAGAATATTAAACGAGTTTGACAAAGAAAAAATTTTGTGTTATAATTATTATAGATGAGAAAAATAGA